AATTTATATCTCGAAGCCGATTTGTTTGTTGACACAATTAACGTGTCCGGCGATGATAGCAAAAGATTTAAGCTTTATTTCAATCCAGAGTATTATCATTTGTATGATGATAACAATAGAATCACACCCGTTCTAGCGACTAAACAAACTGGAGGGAAATATCAACTTCAATTTATCAATAAAGATAATCAAAAGAGTGCTACATTAACAGTTACTATTGATGATAATCTTAGACTAGCAAATAAAACTTTAGCATTCCCTAATGTAAGATTTGGAAGTCAAAGATTAAACACAACTTAATCTCTTTCATTAAAAGTCACACTGAATGGTTACACATCAACGTATTGATGATATATTTGGAAGCATGCTGCGACACTTCAAACAGATGAAGGACAAAATAAATGGGATTTCTTGATCACTCTTCTAATAACATCATTCTAGACGCCGTATTGACAGACGTTGGTCGTCAGTTTTTGGCACGTAACGATGGCAGTTTTTCAATTCATAAATTTGCTCTTGGCGATGACGAGGTAAATTATGGTATTATTTCAAAATATGGAAGAACTGTTGGTCGTGAAAAAATTGAAAAGAACACACCAATTTTTGAAGCATTGACAAATCAACAACATTCACAAAAATATAAATTGATTAGCGTGTCAAATCCAAACTTACTTAGGTTACCAACATTAACGTTGTCTGGTGATGCAAATGTTGATGGATTAAATAACACTGTAATACTGGGTAGAAATCAGACAAAGACTTCAACAATTACAGTTGAACAGACAATTAAGAATGAAACAACAATCGATGTCGAATTAAGAGATCAAACATTTGTTGTTGAGGTTCCAAATTTGTTCGTACAAATTCTAAGACAAACACCAGATAATATCGATGGACAACAGAGGGCAACGTATATTTTGACACGTTCAGCATCTGAAAATAGTTTTGGTGGAAGCAATGTGCAATTCACTATCTCTGTAAAGAGTTTGACCGATAGTTTGTTCACTGTTTATGGTACGACGGCAAATAAAGCAAAAATCAAAGCGTTTGTTAAAATCACTGGGGTTCAATCCGGAGCAGTGAAAGATATTGCAGTGATCATTGATAAGAACTTGTAAGGAAAAAAATGGCTATCTTTAAAGAAGTTTCAACGTCAGATATTAAAACGACACGTTCATTTTTGTCTCAGTTGATTGATGTTCTTCAAGAGGACGTTAGCGCATCAGTTTCAAGAAGAAAATATCAAGTGTTCGTTACTGGTGGAATTGGTCTTGGTCCTGGTGTAACAAGTTCTTTGTTTCAAACAATTTTTGATCAAGATTTTACGTTACAAACAGCGAATCCTATTTTTGATATGACGGTTGGACTCTTTTCAGGGGGTGCGACTGTTCTTTCATCACAGACTGGAACTGACGCCGCAGGAAAAGAATTGTTTCCAAGTTCTTCTTTGATGATGCGTGAAAAAATCGATAACTACAGACAATTTGCATCTGCATTATTGGGTGATTCTACGTTATCATTTTCATCGGCACTTGACTCTTCTGATACTGCTGACAAGATGGACGTTGCACTATTCATTGCATTTAAACGATTGTTTGCTCGTGATTCAATAAAACGAGAAACAATGGCAATTAAATTTTATCAATCAGCATCAATTATTGGTCCAAATCCATCAACTCCTGCAGAAACATTTTATAGAGGTGTTGGTAATTTAGACTCGACGTCTGTTTCTGGTTCTGCAATTTATACTGATATTGGAGCAGCAACAAATAAATTGTCAACGTTTGGTGGTCAAGTTGGTAATATTGTAGATTCTGCAAATACATCACGAAACGTTGGTTTAATGTTTTATGATCGTGGCATTCTTGTTCTAGATCTTACAAAGATCACTAGTTCAAGTCAATATATGTCAGGTAACATTGATGCGATGACATCAACAGGTAGAACAACCTTAGGTGGAGCAAGAACCGAAACGGTTTTTAAGTCAAAACTCATTCCAGACTTTTTGGTCTCTGCTAGTATTGATAATATCGTAGATCACATTGCAGCAACAAGGTTTCAATCTGGTTCACAAACTGCAATCACGTTTCAAAATACGACAAATATTAATAGTACTTTGATTTTCTGTAGAGCTGCCGCTGATGAATTTAATTACAGTGCAAATCCAACGTTCATTGATTCTGATGATAGGATTGTTGTAATTGACGTTGGTCAAGAAGACACTCAACAGAGTTTTACATTCGTGACATCAGTCGGAATGTACGATGCAAATGATAACTTACTTGCGGTTGCAAAACTTTCAAGACCCGTGGAAAAGAGTCCTGAAAGGGATTTGACACTTAGAGTTCGCCTTGATTTTGCTAAGAAGCGTTCATTCAGATACACAAAGTGAGATTATGTTAATATGTATGCTGAATGAGTTTCAGTTATACGTGTCAACATTGTGTTTCTTCATTTGAAACACATAAACGAAATAAAAAATTCTGTAAAAAAGAATGTTATTTTGCGTCAAAAAATCGACACATAACAAAAGTGTGTCCGGCATGTTTTGAACAATTTACTGTTGCATATCGATTTCGAGGACAAAAAACTTGTGGAACGAAATGTGCCGGTATCATAACGTCAAAAAGATTAAATACACGTGAAATAAAAAAGTGTTTAGGGTGCGACGCCTCATTTGAGGTAACACAATCATATAAAAACAAAGGAAAATATTGTTCTTTAAAGTGTTTTTACGAACACAAATATCAACGTATATCTCCTGTTGTTTCGCTTATATGTGAAAATTGTAAAAGTTCATTTGAACGATCTTTCATTAGACGTAAATCTAGATTTTGCTCAAAACACTGTGCTACGTCTGGTAAAAATAACGGTGCTTTTGGTAAGCCCGGGTCTATGACGGGTAAAAAAGCATGGAATAATGGGCTGACAACATTAACTGATGAAAGGTTAAAGACGTTGGGTATAACAATTTCCAAGTTACAAAAAGAACAATTTATGACTGGAAAACGAAATAATAAAGGATCGAATAATCCGAATCATGGAAACACGTCAGAAACATTGACTCCTGAAAAACGTAAACATTTTTCTGAAGCAGCGATTAAACGAGTTTTAGCCGGTGTTTCGGGTTACAAAACGGGTCATGTAACGGGAACATATGAATGTAAAAAATCATACAAGAACGTAAAATTCAAATCATCATGGGAACTGGCAGCAATGATGTTCTGGGATATCGATGTCAACATCACCTCGTACAGTTACGAACCAGAGATAATTGAAATTGATGATTTTCGACGGGCAATTCCTGATTTTTTAGTTGATTACGTTGATGGACGTCAAGAAATGATTGAAATTAAACCAACGGCAATTCAAGAGCTTCCAAACGTTAAAGAACGCCTGAACAAAGTTAAAGAAAAGATTGAACAAAGAAACATAACGTATAAATTGTTGGGAAACAAAGAAATATCTCAGATCATAAAATCATTAGGAAAGGAATTTGATGATGCGATCAAGCGCTATAAAAGTGGGGGCTAGAACATACGCAATAGCTTGTTTAGAAGATGAAGAATTCGAATTGTTATTGGCACAAAAAGGAATTCACAATGAATCAATAAAAAGTTTCATTGACTATGATGAACAACTGATAGTTTTGCGAAATAGACTGCATCCCGAACACATTCGTGAACTTATTCTTCATGAGTTAATTCATGCATGTTTAGAGGATTCTGGTGTGACACAAGATGAAATTGTTGAACAATTTGTTTCAGTTCTTGCACCTCGCCTAAATGATCTGTTAATAAATAAATTAGAAAATGTTATAAGTGAACTAACATTATAACTTATGAAAGTCAAACTTGTAGATCTTCGTCGTATCATACGTGAGGCAAAAATTGTCATACCTGTCAAACATTAGTTTACTCTTGGTCGTACACCAGTACACGAAGTATAGTTACGTCATCCGATATGTCAATCTACGAAGTTAAACCTGGCGACGTTGAATCATTTACGGTTATAACAAATCCAATTAGAAATTATGTTTCTAGTTCTATAACCGGTGCAG